CCGCTTAACGAGGAAGAGGCGGATCCACTAGCCGAAGGCGAGAGACTAGGAGAAGTCGAGGGACTAATGCTTGCGCTTGACGGCCCATCCAAAAAGGGGATACTGGTAGAGAAAGAGTACCCGTTGGGGTCTGCCCCATATCCCGTCCCCGCTGAACCGTGGTTGGCATTTGCGGTGGAGTCTGTTAAGTCATTATTGAACTTGTAATATCCATATAGACCTGTCTCGGTGCCATATAGCTCATGGTTACAGTCGCTTAATAGTTGCGCGCCGGTTCTAACCGTAGTCCAGAGTCGGAGATCGTCTATGTTCCCCAGAAGGAATGAGTCATTCCTTTGGCCTATCTGGATAGTTCCGCCCGTACTTTCCCAGAAAATATCGTTGGAAACGGTCCAAGAACGGTCCGGCGTGCTACTGCTATTTCCCACATATATTTTTGCTTCGTGGGTTGACTGCTTTAGGGTAAAAGCCACGAATGTCCACACCCCGGCAACTAGCGGGGTCGTGGAGAAGTAAAACTCGACTGGTGTTCCCGACGGCAGGGGCCAAACCTCAAATGCTAATTGCCCCGGCGTGTTCCATTGTCCCCCAGTGTCCTGAAGGTTACCAGGTGGGACAGGTTGAATATTTAGCAGTAAGTCGTAATTCAGGCTGTTAGTTGTGAAAATTGTCTGGAGAGTGTTGAAGTTATCTACCTTGAGCCAACAAGAGATAGTAAACTCCTGGGGTTGCCAAACCGCAGCGTTAATATAAGCGTTCCCATCTAACCGGAGCGAATAAGTGTTTGCCATGCCAGAAGATAATAACCGTTAAAACTATTCGCGAGCCACTAGGCGAGAAGGCCGGGGATATAGGGCTTAACTCCGCCCGGATCATTGGGTTTCCATTGTGTCTTCCCCGCACAGCTGACTATCGCGTACCGTGTACAATTATGAACGACAATCCCGCCATTTATTGAAAAACTATTAGTATCTTCTACTTCAAGATTATAAGTTGATTTCTTGTAAGATTTTCTGGTAATCCTCTTAATCTCCGCCGTCTCGCTTTCATTTTGCAATTCTGGTGGCAATACCTTGAACGCATCGGAAATGGAGTATTGTATTTTTTTCCACAATGGAAGCAAGTGTTGACTGTTTCTTTTCTCGTTTTCCAGCTTTCTTTGGAGAGTTTTGAATGAAACGCTAATCCTTCTTTTGAACCATGCCATAGAGCTGACATAAGCTGTCGTTTTATTTTGTGAGCCTTTAAGTGTTCCGCGGGAGACACGAGTATTAAATTTTCTAATTGATTGTTTGTTCTGTTGCCATCTTTGTGGTGAACATGTAGAACACCCTGATCTCCGTTGTGATATTTCCAAACTTCTTGATGCAAACGCTTCCCTCCAAAACTTTGGAAATAACGATAGGAGAGATAATAGATTATTCCGTTGAACTTCTGTTTTGTTTTTGATACTATTTCTACTTCCATAAGTAACTAATTGTATCCTGTCTGTTGATAGAAGTAAACTAGCAAGACACCAATCACCATTCTCTAGTAAAAACGGGTGTTCGGCAGAACACAATACTATTCTAGTATCCATAAATTCTATTTCGTATATCTGCTTTATCCCCGTCCTCCTCACATTATAGAATCTTCTTATTTTTCCGTTTTCACTATATAAATATCCTTCTTTTCCAACTAAGTCCTTTATTTTTATAGCACCTTGAGTTGTATCTACCAAAGTGTTTCCTGTTACGCAATCCATGTGGTGATTCCATATTGGGGATGGCTCGTTAACCACCTTACCGTCTTTGTCTGTCATCCAGAGATAATTTCTGTACTCTTTAAGCGTGTTCACACTCCTCTTGGTTATAAAAATCCGCTGGGCTTGCATGTATGCTATGCCCTGTAAAACGCTTCCTTGGCCTTTCTGTGAGGCAATAATATTAATTCCGTAACTTTTTATCTCATCTATGCTTTTGGGTTCTGCGCTATCAGCCACGACCAAAGCCCTTGGTATGTTGGCGAGCGTATCCGCTATTTGTTTATTGCTTAATCCTGTCTGGTGTAACTGCTCGTCAATTATAAAAGCTCCATTCCACTTATAGATGGCGTCTATTGCCGTAGGGTCGTTGCTATAACCAAAGTCCAACCCATAACGCTCCAACCTCGCCTCATGGGGGATAGTGTCTATCATCTCCCAACCCGTGTAAATCCTTCCCTCGGCTTCTCCCAGTTCTCCCAAACCATATACTTTGAACCAATTCTTGTTTCCCTTCCTAGACTCTATTGCGGCTTTGATAGCAGGATCTAAAGCCTCGTTGTCAAGATAAGTCAAGGTAATAAAATCACAGTCTTGCTTATTAACTACCTCGGTATACCACCAAAACTCGCTAACAGGATTCCAATCTAACCACACTACTTTCTTAGTTCTAATTTCTAATTGAGTATAAGTATCATAGCCAATATTGTTAGCCTCATTAATAAATAGTATATCTCGTCTTGGCCCGCGTACCTTCCCGGGCTGGTCAGCACTGAAAAATTCTATTATGCTCCCCGCCTCAAAAGTGTATATACAGTCCGTCTTGTTCCATCTCTCATCTTTAAAGTAACTTTGCTGACTCATTATATCTAGGAAATCTCTAATAGCCCCCCGTTTAAGATGGGGAAAGGTCTCACTCACCACCGAGATAGTTTCACTCTTATGTACTTGTGCATAGTCTATTAACCACAGAAGAATAGAAATAGTCTTAGATGCAGAAGTACCACCCGCTATCCCTCTTATTCGCCTATTTAACTGTAGTAACTTCTCGGTCGCTGTTGTGACTTGGTAAGCCATCTGTTAATTCTGGTAAATTACTACTCCTTCCTCCTAGTAAAGGAAACGGCTGGCCCCCGCTGGTTAAATCAGTCTCTACCCTATCTCTCCATCCCATATTTTTTAAAGCGAATATTACCCCCGTAGGCATATTAGAATAGATTAATCTCTCCTCGTAAACTTTCATTACTTTATCCCTTGCTTTCTTAATTATGTCTAAATACTCGGTCTTAGCCTCATAGTTATATAAAGTGGCTCTACTAACGCCTAAACTAACTGCCAGGCCAGCTAGAGTAGGTTGTGTCTCATTCTTAAAGTATTCATCTATTTGCTCTTGTACCACTGCTGGATCAGTCCAAACCGGCGGTCTGCCCTCGACTGGTACTACTTCCTCTGCTATCAGTACTCCCTCTTCACTCATATAGGTATATTGTAACTCACTATACAAATCAAGGCCAACCTGATTATTGACACACACTATCTGGTGTACTATACTTCTGTTGGTTGGGTTGAGGGGAGGTGATAAAAATGTCATTTACAACCAGCGAAAAATTAAGAATAGAACTTAGTTGTGAGGCGAGCCACGCCTATCGCAAGACCAAAAATTGGACCAGAGCCTATGAGGTGGCCCGCCGGAAATTAACACAGATCTTAAGAGAAGAGTGCCAGACCGTCCTAGTAGAGCTTGATCTTAACGAAGATGGGTTTATTAAATCCGAGTTTTTCAGTTGAGACTTGCTAGTGTCAATCTGTCCGGGCCGGGGTTGTGTCAAGTCCATAACCGATCACAGGTTGACGCTATGGAAGTTTTAACTATTAACAGACCTAAGTTGCACATAATAAGTTTTATTGCTGATCATGTAAGCCCGGCGGATGTAGCCCTTGGTCAACAATCCCTTAATAGAATTGATAACAGTAAAACTCTTTTTCCCGGCTCTCCCCATTCCCAAAACAATCTCCTTCTGGGGAACTGGAGTCTTTTCTTCCCTTACCCATCCCTGAATAAATAACATTATCTCCTGTTGTAAAGGATTTATATCAGTTAAATTTATGTAGACGGTTCGAGTCACGATTTCTCCACACGGGGGATATCCTTCTTTAATTCCTCTGGAGTCAGAACAGCCCTAATAATTAGCCCATTAGTCACACCCACCATTTTCTCTACTATTATTGTCTCCGGCACAAACCCAAACTGCTTAACAAGATTAATCGCCTGAAACCGCCGGCCCTCTTTATCTTTTAACTTAAATGGAGGAGTATTCCTAACTCGTATTCCCTGGTCATCTGGCGGGGGGGCTTTCATGGGGAGTGGCCATATTATAGCACCCCCCGTCTGCGCGATACCCTGCGTGATTATTGCGTGATTTTTCTTAACGATAACCCCGCATCATCTATTTATCCTCCACCACTCCAACCTTTGAGATAGCCAGGTGTCATAGTTTTGTAGATTCCTCATAAGCACGGGCGACACCGGCTTGCCTCGCTTGCGAATAGTCTCAACATCCCTCCGTAACTTGAGATACCTTTCAAACATAGTGTCGGTGGGAATAGGAGGAATTTCTTTCATTATGGTTTTGATAGTTTACCGGAAATGTTTTGTAAGAGCATAACTATTTCTTCCATCTTTTCTAGTAATTTAGAATAATTAACGCAGGTCAAACACCCATCCTCCGCCCCCGCGTGGCAGTCGTGGTCGGGCCAGTCCTGTCTTAGTTTGTTGGTGTTTGCGGTTTTCACGGTTAATCCATCACCAGCCTAGTCATATTTTGGCTGCTATACTCTCTTTGCCTATATACTTTGACCTTGCCAGGGACTTCTAAGGGATCAGGCAGATGTTCTTCGTGAATGATCCTGGTAGGAATATATGTTTCCAGGTAAAGGTCAAGGCCGTCCTCATAGACATTGCCGTCCGAGAGTCTGTGGGCATTACCCGTACTCTCACCCTCGAGAATAACATTGGTCTTGCGCTTTTTAGCTTTGGCGGGGATGGTGTCTACTCGGAAAAATAACAAGTCTCCTTGAATACCGAGAATTTTGTCTACATTTGTCATTATGTTCTTTGCACCTCCTTTCCCAGTATACGCTTGTAGAGTTTCTCGAAGTCGTTTTTGGTGAAGGTAACTTTGTCGTTTGAATAACACCAAGCCTGCGCCTCCATCGGATCGGTAATTGTCGGGGGAATCCCCAGGTAATACTTTCTGCCAGTTGACCAGTCTTTAGCGTGTAGGTAATGGGCTACTTTTTCAGGATCGGGGGAAATGTCTATCTCCACAACTTCTCCGATGCGCGGGTCTTTGTGCTTGCCCACAGTCTTGCCCCCGATCTTTTTAACGAAGTTTTCTCCCATGCGGTCTTTGATGATTCTCCTTACTTCTAAGTTTTTCTCGTTTAGCCAGTCTTGCTTAGTCAACTTGTCGGGGGTTTCGACTATCTTTTGGGTAACTTTGACACCATGAACCCACCAAGACTTTTCTCTCCCCACCCACTCGCAGGCAGGACCGTTCTCGCAATGCAACTGTTTTTCCTCGTCTATAGATATTTCGGGAAAGGGGAGAGCGTAAAGCGTGGTGTCTGATAACCATAGATATCCCACACCAGCCTTTATACATTTATCTAGGGCTTTAATTGTCGAGAGTCTTTTTTTAACCGTTAGGAGATCCTTATAAAAATAAGCTATAAATATGGGCCATATAAACTCATAGTATTCCCACGTTCCCGTCCTGAGGTCCGTCCCGAGGTCCGTCCTGAGGGGCGTCCAGAGGTCCGTCCAGAGGGACGTCCAGAGGGACGTCCCGAGGGACGTCCCGAGGTCCGTCCTGAGGTCCGTCCTGAGGGA